AAGAGGGGGTGCACAGCAGTGCACCACCTCAAGGGTAAGTGACTTACCCCCTCTCGGGATATAGGATCCCACTCTTCTGTTCACACAGAAGAGCCCATGGCCAGGGTTAGTAAGACCTGGCCATCCGTGACTTGATGCTAACGGTCACGGGACGTCCTGAGCGCAAGAGATGATCTCTATCCGCAAAGGGCTCTCGCCCACGCTTCAAGAACCATTTCAACAGAGCAGCATTCCCGTCGATTTTTCGTTCGGGAAGTTTTGCTTTAACCACCATTCCCTTGACAAGGGGGATCTGGAGGTTAACGTCGATCTTGTCGATATCGTAGATACCGTCAAGGTCGACCCTGCCCAAAACCGGTGAAGCCGGTCCGACTTTCGGGAAGGGAATCATCGACGAAATTAAATCGTCGAGGAATCCAACCGTTCGATCGTACCCCGCTGCTGCGAGGTGATTCCGCAAGGAAACCGTCTTCACTAGCTCTGTTACGTCATGGCGGTTGTTCGGGAGCATACTACGCACGCGAACGACGGAAACGTCGTATCCGTCGTAGTAGTCCCGTCCACAAGACTCTCTGAACTTACCAGTCCAGAAAGACTTGTCGGAGTTAACTTTGAATCCAAAAGATTCAAGAGTTTCCTTAACCGCTAAGGCATGATCTACAGGGACGATAATATCGTCACCGTAGACGCGTACCCTGCCTTTGAGTGACCTTATGTCACTTAAAGACAACTGGTGTCCTAGGCTTCTCTGAATACCAATGAAGACAATAGTCGTGAAGACTAAAGCCTCCATCGGGAAACAGAGGGCCGAACCCATAGACGCGAACTTGGCAAGACGGATAGTCTTACCAAATACGTGAGCCTTCCGACTTCTAGTCGCATCGACAGCCTCAAAGATATGAGGAAACGGTGCAAGGAGTTGTCGTACATGCTCATTGGAAACTCTATCGCTAGCCTCACTTAAATCAAGTGTGGCGAGATCACCATTACGGGATCCCTGACGAGCAAGACGCTGATTAGGCGTTTGGTCGTCGTAGCAAAGGAAGTTTCGTGAGAAGTCATCCTCACGAATTTCTTCCTGGAGAACCTCGTGGATAGCCTGCTGCATGTATTGCATGGCAGTAGGCTCCACGGCAATAATCCTTGGAGTTTTCAACGTTTTAGGGACAGTAATAACCTTAACGGGTATTTCTGCACCGGGTTCGAGGAAGTTCACACGGTCATACTCTTCTTGAATAGAAGAATATGTCGCAACGGCGTTTTCCCCGAAGGGGAATGCCGATTCGAGCCGAGAAGGCCACGTCGACTGTAAAAACTTAAAGTTACCTTTAAGTCCGTCGGCAGTGGCACCCGGTCCGTGTCGTGGTAGGAACTCACGGTTATAAATCCGTGCGTCAACTCGACTTAGGAGATTACTCCAGAGGCGAGAAGCCATACGCCCGTAGTCCAGCTTATCAGCAGGGCTACGAGACTGGTCACTACTACGAACCTCCCACTCACATTGAAGATACCCTGAGATTGCTTTCTGTGTTCGCTCATTTGAGCAGTCCACTCCTATCTTTGCGAAAGCCAACGAAAATTGGCGGATCGCACGAATAGTAGCAATATCAGGGTTCGACAATAGAACACCAGATTGCGCATCGAACACGCGCTCTAGGAAACCCCCGAGAAATCGAGGGACACCGCCTTTAAACCCAAACGAAGGGTCAAAGAAGGTTGAGAGCGTCCTCCCCTGGTCAAGGCTTTTTTCGAAGCTTTTTCCAAATGAGGGCAGGGTTATCGTTAAAAACGATAACCCCTCGTGTTCAACACGAACCGCGATCGTTTTTAGATCACGGTCGGTACTTACCTGGCACCACTCTCCCAACTCAGTTAGGAGAGTATTTGCGAACACCATAAGGCTTTTCAAGATGGCTCCATTCATATGGGGTCGGTCTTCCATAGCCTCATGCTGTGTTTTCGTGCAGTCCGGTCCTACTCTAAGGGGTGACCCCTAGGTGTTTAGGACTCGCCACCAATGAACTTGGTGGCGTTCGCTCCCGTGGAGGCGGTCAGCCAGGCGGCAAGGCCGTCGATGATCGCCTTCTGCTCGGCAATGGTGAACCCCGTAGGGGGAACATCAAGGACGAGCTGGGCACTGGCCGAGAAGGCCGTGTTCACACCGGTGAACGGGTCAGGCGCAATCTTGTTGCTCGTGAACTTCACGAGACGACGAGTGCGTCGACCGTACTGGTGCGAAATGCGAAGTAGTGCGTCCGAGTCCGCGTTGCGGAACTCTCCAGCGTTAACCTCCGAGGAGGTACGCGGGAGAGACTTGGAGGCAATACTCTGAGGATCTGCGAAAGCCATGAGGCGGTGTCCATTTCTGTTTAGTTGTTATTCAATTAAACTGCGGTGGTTTACCACAGGGATCTAGGAGCCTTGGACATTCCAAGGGCACCTAGGATGGCCCATTGTGTCTCCGACATGGAGTCATAGGTAGGGCCAAACCCATACGGTAGTGCTTTACGACGCATCTTCCTTTCAAGAAGGAGGGTCTCACTGACCGCAGCAGATTTCCCAATGGGAACTGTTCCGGGTAAAGTGAATGTCGTTTCAGCACGGATACGTTGCATAATGTATCCATACTGAAGCACTAAGCCGTCACGACCGATTCTTGAGATGTTGGAAACAACATCACCTAAACTCAAGAACCAATCGATCAGCCAGGTCCAAGCGGTCAAATTCCAAATAGTCTCCGGAGTGATCCGGGTACCAAGGAGATGATTAGCGTTAGCCTCGAACTCCTGCCACTGGGAATAAATCCCATCGTCGGTAGTCGGGGTAGCATACACGAACGCACCGGAAAACCAGGTGGTTGTGGATGCTCTGCGAATAACATTCGCCCTAACACTAGTCGGACCGCTATGATAAGAACTAGCAGGGACAGTGCCAATGATCTGGGAACCAGGTACATTGGAAATGTCTTCTGTAGTCTTATCAATTGGGAATGTATATCTCCGTCGAAAATGTTTTCCGTGGCGAGAGTTAAAACTCTCTAGGAGGCGATTAGCCTCCTTAACGGAAAGACACAGCGATTGTAAGTCGCTGATCAACGGTGCAATACCAAACTGATAATTAAGGAATTCGCCAGAACCACCGCGAATGCCGCCGTTCTTGATGAGCGCGAGCCCAACAAGAGACGGAAGGCCTTCACGGAGGAGTTCCCCAAGGGAAACTCCGAGGTTGACGACTTCCTTATAAGGAATGGTATTGTTAATTGCCTGGGCGCCCTTCCCGTACAGCAGCTCTTGCTGCAGTTCGGGGGCCGGAAAGTATAGGTTTTGTTTGGCAATAGCCTCCATATAGGAGGTACTGGCATTCATCCTAAACGGTCCGGATTCCATCATCTGATCTTGGATGCTGGTACGGCGATTCCAGGGAATTGACATATCCCGATAAAGTGGAATACGTTGAATGCGGTCTAGGGTAAAAGCCCCATTTCCGCCGTCAATGTTGACTCGATCGAGGAAGGTCTTTTTGAAGTGCTCCCAGAGGGCGCGCTTCGCCGGATCTCCCGATTTTGTCCACTTATTCTTATAAAACCAAATAGGGTTGTCTGCACTGCGCAGGGTTTCAGAACCCGTAACAGAGCCCACAGACGGTTGAGTAACCGTCCGCGTGACCTCTCCTGTGGACGTCCGCCTTACGGCGGTAATAGTCGGCAGGAAGGGGTCAAACTCCCTTCTTTTGGTTTTAGGAATAAGATCCACTTCTGGACCTCCATATCTTTTATGGAAAGGTGTTTCCTCCGGTAGGTACCGAGGCTCCCAGCTTTAGGGCTGGGA